GTCTGCGTGTTGACGATCTTTACCTGCCCGAAAATCGCGAGGCCTGGAAAGCGCTCCGCGCTGTCGTGGACCGCCACGGACCGTGCGACCCGATCACCGTCGGCGACGAGCTGAAGGCGGCCGGCATGCTCGGCAGGTTCGCGCCGAATTGGCCACAGTGGGCCAGTGACGTCGCCCGCAAAGCCGTCATCCCGCAGACTCTCCCCACGTACGCCCAGATCGTCCGCGACGCGGCAACGTTGCGCAAGCTGATCGAAGTCTGCACGCACGTCATGACCATGACCTACGCCGGACAGCCATTGGCGCTCGCGCTGGAGGCCGCACGTCATGGCGTGGCCGCGCTCGAGACCGGCGGTGAGAGCACCACACAGCATGTTTCCACGGCCATTGCCGCGTGCACCGAGGAGATCGACCGCCGGCAACGCGGCGAAATCATCGAAGTGGCGACCACGGGCATTGCGACGCTCGATCGCATCCTGCACGGATTTCGCCCTGGCCAGCTTATCGAGGTAGCGGCCCGCCCCGGCGGCGGCAAGACCGCCCTCGCCTGCAATATCGCTGCGGCCAATGGTCTGCGCGGAGTGCCCACGCTGCTGTTTTCCGTTGAGATGGTCGCGCGCGAGTTGGGCGTGCGCTGGCTATCGTGGGCGACGAAGATCGACGGCGCAAGAATCAACCGCGGCGACCTCGACAAGGCCGACTGGCGGCGCATTCTCGACGAGGCAGAGCCCTTCGCCAAATCGAAACTCTGGGTGAACGATCGCGCCACGAAGCTAGGCGAGATAGTCGCGGAGGCTCGGCGCTGGCATGCCCGCCAGGTGTGCGGCACAGGTGGCCGTGGGATCGTGCTCATCGACTACGCCCAACGGATCACCGTCGGACGCGAGCGCGGCGACACGCGCGAGGTCGAGGTCGCAAAAATCCCAGTGGCCTGCAAGAGCCTCGCGCGCGACCTGGGCGTGCCCGTGGTGCTCGTGGCGCAGTTGTCCCGCGAGATCGAACGGCGCGGCGGTGACCCTGTGCTATCCGACCTGCGCGAATCCGGCGCATTCGAGCAAGAGGCCGACGTGGTGCTGTTTCCGGTCTTTCGCGCCGACGGCGCAAAGATCATCGTGGCAAAAAATCGGGGCGGCGCAACCGGCGCGGCGCCAGTCCGATGGGTTCCCGAGCTGACGACCTGGCTTGCGGCCACGGATGATTCGGGGGACGATCGATGAAACCGCCGGCACTGTTCAGCACGGCCAGGCCCACGACCACCACCACGCCGCGCGCCCTGGCCACCGGCAGCGCCGAGAGCAAGATCGCGGCGCTTTGGGGCGAGGCATGGGCCCGGCTGGCCGTTGAGCGTCCCAACGACCTCGAGGAGCGACTCGCAAGCTTGCCGCCTGCCGTGCTCAGTCTTGAGGCCTCGGCGGCTCGCTGGTCCGCGCGCGTGCTCAAGGGCGAAGCCGACGCAATCGAAGTCGAGGCGAAGATCGCGGAGTGGGCGGACGCCGTTCTCGCCGCGCTGGCCGCGCAGGACCACGCGCGAAGCGAGCGGCTTTGCCTCGACTGCGGCGCTGGCGACGTGCCCACCGTCGCACCTGGCCTGACCGGCTCAAGGGTCTGCGCACGCTGCCTTCGCGAATCCAAACCCGCGTTCCCGCGCCTCGACGAGGGCAAAGCGCACCATGGGTCTGAACGAAGAAAGTGGAATTGAGCATGGCAAGCAAGCTGTACGAAATTGCGTTCCAGATCGGCGGGAAGCTACAGGGCTCTCTCGGAAAGTCCGTGACCACGGCCGCCGGACAACTCGAAGGCCTCGGCCGGAAGATCTCCCAGCTCGAAAAGGCGCAGGGAACGAGCAACCGCTTTCGGTCCTTGCATCGGGAGATCGACGACACCAAGTTGAAGCTGCACCAGGCCGAAGCCGAGATGAACCACCTCGGCCAAGCGGTCGGCCCGATGACGGCCAGCATGGCTCGCCAGTTCGAAGCCGCACAGGCAAAGGTTGCAGCGCTGCGAGGGCAGTTTCGCGCCGAGGTGACCGAGCTGAAAAGCGTGCGCTCCGCGATGGATGCGGCCGGGATCGGCACCCGGACCTTCGCGGCCGACAACGCCAAGCTGGCGGCGACGCTTGCGAAGACCAAGGCCTCCCAGATCAGCGCGCGAGAGAACCTAGGCGCACGGGCCGCGAACAAGACGCAGAGCCAGGAGGCGAGGTCGAAGCTATCCGCGTCGATGGGAAACGTGTTCGCAGCGACCGCTCCCCTCGCAGCGTTTGCCATGCCTCTGAAGTGGGCGGCCGACGTCGAGGACGCCATGGTTCGCACGGCCGCGCTTGCACACGCGGACGATGAGCAATTGGCGAGACTCACAGCCACGGCCCGCAAGCTCGGTCAGGAGACGCGCTTCAGCACGGTCCAGGCCGCCGAGGGCATGCAGGCCCTAGCCAAAAACAGTTTCAAGACGAACGAGATCATCGCGGCTATGCCAGGCGTGCTCCAAATCGCAGCCGCCGGTGCGGTTGATGTGGGCGATGCCGCCGAAATTACGTCGACCATTCTCCACGAATTCAACATGCGCGCCGAGGAAACGGGGCACATGGGAGACGTGCTCATCAATACGAGCACCAACGCAAGCGCGACGCTGGCAGATCTCGGCGAGGCCATGAAATACGTGGGCCCAATCGCAAAAGCGACGGGCGTATCGCTGGAACAAACGGCAGCGGCGATTGGTCTGCTCGCCAAATCCGGCATCCGGGGCGGAGAGGCTGGCACAGCCTTGCGTCAGATGCTATCGCGCTTGTCGGCACCGCGGGCCGCTGGACAAAAGGATCTCGCATCGCTCGGTCTCGGAAAGAAGGACCTACAGGACGCGAAGGGAAACCTGCTTCCTCTCGACCAGATCTTGACCACGCTAAGCAAGAAGATGGCGAAGTTCGGCACCGCCACCAAGGCGGGCATGGCCACCCACATTTTCGGCATGGAGGCGGCGACCGCAGCGACGGTGTTGCTCGAGCAAGCCGGCTCGGGCAATCTACAGAAATTCACCACGCTTGTGTCGAAGAGCGGGACCGCCGAGGAGATCGCGGCAAAACAAAACGCCACCTTCAAGGGCTGGATGGACAACCTGTTTGGGTCGGTGCAGGACCTAGGGATAGAGCTCGGGTATAAGATGATTCCCACGTTGAAGGATCTCACCAAGTCCATGCTTGACGTGCTCAACCCCCTCACCAAGTGGCTCGGAGAACACCCCAAGCTGACCACAGCGCTGGTGCTGGGAAGCGCCGCCCTTCTCACGCTGATTCTCGGCCTGACTGTGGCCGGGGTGGCGTTCAGCGGAATCCGGCTCGTTGTCCTTGCGGCCAAGGGCGCAATGCTGCTGATGAATGCCGCCACGTGGAAGGCCGTCGCAGCGTGGACTGCGGCCAACCTTCCGCTCCTGCTGTACGTGGCTGGCATAGCCGGTCTCATATGGATCGCCGCCCAGCTGTACGCGGCCTGGACTCCGGTTTCGCAGTGGTTCGCCGAACTCTGGGACGATGCCCTCGACGGAATTGGGAAATACCTGGACTCGATCAAGACGCTGGCCAAGGTCGCCACGTTTATCCCAGGGATGGCGTCCTTGTCAGGCGCGGTCGACCTCATCCCTGACATCGGAACCAGCCACCGGGCCGACCGCAACCGAAGATTCAACGAGGAGGCATTCAATCGGATTGCCCCTTACTCCTCACTCGGCGGGCCGATGCGTGAAGGCCAGCCGTGGTCAATGCTCGATGGAGCGAAAAAGCTAGCGGGCGACTCGGGCGGCAAGGGAGACGTGACCTACTCTCCGACATTTTCCCCTCAGATTAATCTCGCACCAGGAACCGCAACACGGGGCGATGTGGAGAAGGCCATGGCGGCGGCGCAACGGGAATTCGAGAAGATGATGAAGGGATTCATGGCGCAAGAGAGGCGGACGGCGTTGGAGTAGAGCGCGGACGCAGTCCCCATGACCACCACACCACACACTTTTTCCACGAGCCGGGTTGTGCAGACCATGTGCTGCGCCGGTCTTTCCTTCCTTTCTGCCGAAGCGCGCGTCTGTTGCTCGCGCGCCAAAGCCTTAGGCTCGTGGATCTTTTAGACCGAGAACCATCAACGAACTGAAAGGACCGAACCATGGAATGCGCAAATTGCAAGACCACGTCAGCGTCGATTTACAAAGAAGTCGACTCCCGAACACTGTGTTCGGGTTGCGCGGACGCCGAAACGAACCGAAAGATTGCCGCCGCCAACGCGCCGTCGGCTGCCCAAGTGGCGATTTGGGATGCGGAAAGGAAGTTGCTGGAAGAGCAGCACAAGCGCGAAGGGGAGCGCGCTCGCGACCCGTACTTCTGCAGGGTCAACGACCATCACCGCGATTCGTCGTACCAGGCTGGCCGGCCCGCGGTTGGCTTTGATGAGCGCGGCCAGCTGTGCTGCGCCGAGTGCCTCCC